GTCCAAAGCTTGGACAGAAGGAGTGCTTGATGCAAATTTGAAATCTTCGCATTTTGCTATCTTTTCTTGTAACCTGCTGCTCAAAGAGCTTGTTCCTATGATTTTGAAACTTGTTTGCATTATTTATTATAATAATCATGACAATCGCCTATTTGTCAACGATTTTTTAGAGTAATCCTTATTTATTTTTATTATAGTGTGAGAATAAGTGTAAATTAAAGCATGGCATCTGAAGGAAGGAATAAGGCAGCAAAAAGTTTATTGGATCTACAACCGACAGCGGTTCTAGAGCTTTTCTTGTTATACCCTGATTTTAAAAACGAACCTAGTAAGTTTTATACTTTCCATCCGGGTTCTGTATTCAAGAATCCTGTAGTCTGGAATGGGTTGCAATACATGCCTTTGTCCGTAGACACAGAAGGTTTCGGCATATTCGGGGATGGTACTTTACCTAGACCTAAGATAAGAATAGCCAATACAGATAAGATAATTACTGTATTGCTGCAGCAGTACTCAGACCTCAAAAATGCCGTAATATACAGAAAGAAAGTCTTTGTAAAACACTTAGATGATGCCAATTTTGATGGCGGTAACCCTTTTGGTGTTGCAGATGGCAATGCAGAGATAACAGAGGAAAAGTATTTAATCGGTCAAAAAGTACTAGAAAACTTCAATTATGTGGAGTTTGAGTTAAATTTACCAACAGATCTAGACAATTTTGATGTAAACCAAAGGACTGTAAACGCCAAGTATTGCTATTGGCAGTATAGGGGGTTAGGCTGCGGATACCAAGGTAAGCCTATAGAAACAGCAACTGCGGAACCTTTCAAAGACCCAAATGGCAATATTGTGCCTGTTGATCTACAAGACGATTTCAACACTTCTCGTTTTGAATACAACGCAAACAATCAGTATTTTGTGGCACGTAATGGTGATGATAATAAGCTTACAGCCTGTTACATTGAAAACAAAAAATTAATAATAGATAGGGATAAGAACGGACTGCCAATCTACTTTAGGGCTTGGTATGTGTGTGTTCAAGCTCATAGCTCAACAAACCCACAGTTCCCAGAAGGGAATCCTAGTTATTGGCAACAGGATAATTGCAGTAAAAGCATACAGTCTTGTAAAAGAAGGTTTAGTGAGACAAAAACTTACCAAAAGTTTATCGGTGCGGCATCACAAAATTTGAAATATGTCTCATTTAAAGAGAGGTCAGAGTCAAGTCCTGTCGGTATTCAGTTTGCTAGTGCAGCTAGTTTATTTACTAGTGCTAATTCAGTTTTGACCTTTCAAAACTCAAACGCAAAAGCTTTCAGCATAACCTTTTGGTTGAGAAATACAAAATCGCAGGACTCAATAAAGACCATATTCTCTTCTAGTCACGATGGTCAAATCAATAGGGTCCAGAACACAACAAAAAAGACTTCACCTTTATACTACTACCAAAAGGGTGTAAAGAACGTCTTGAGTGAATCTTTTGGAGAAGAAACTCGAAAAGAAAACGTCTTTGGTTTTGCTTCCATTGTTTGGAATAAAGAGCAGTTGATTCACTCTTGGAATGACACTGTAAAACAAAAAGCCCAAGGTGTTGTAAGCACATCTGACAATACGCCAGATTTCTTTTCTTTGTTTGAGCTTCAACAAATTGGGACAGCGCCTCGTCACAATGTGTCTTTTATGGGTGATATCGCTCAAGTTTGTGTTTGGGATCGGGCTTTAACAACTGATGAGCTTACAAAATTAAGAAAGACAAATGTGTCTAGGGATGCTCCATTCAAAGATGTGTTTATGCCTCTGGAGTATTCTCAGTGTACTGGGGAGTTAGCTACATTAACTGAGGAAGCTGGTGCAGGTGGTTTAGTAGCTTGGTATGATATGAATACAGGAGCTTTAGGTTCAGAAACCGGACTTTTAGACAGCTCTTCTCACAATCTTCATCTCACTGGTTATGGGGATTTAAGAGCTGACAACTTTGAAACAGTTAGTTATATTAACGAAACTACAGACTTTGTAGAAAGCACTCAAGAATACTTCTTTTTGCCTTTCGGAGGGTTTCCGGGGACAGATGGATACGACTACAACCCAAGACCTTCCCAACAATGAATGAAAAACAAGCTTTAGAAACTATAAAAAAAATATGCGAATCTAACGAATATATAGAGATTTGTGGTTTTTTGGGTTACGATAGGTCTTCAGATAAGTATGTCGTTAGTCAACAAGATAACATATCAGAAGATCCTTCTAAATACTTTATGATAGATCCTATTGACTACCTATTGTTCAAGGACAAGTGTGAAATGGTGGCTGTTTACCATAGCCATACAGAGGGTAGTGAGCAACCTTCTAAGTTCGACATCAAAATGGCAGAGAGTTGTTGCGACCCTTTTTTGATTTACAGCCTAGAAACTAAAAAAATTCATATTTATAAGCCTAAAAACATGGATTTAGATGTAAGTATACTTAACAGGGTAAAGGATTGCAATGACCAAAATTAAACTACATGGTATACTGGCTAAGGAGTATGGAGAAATCTTCAACATGGAGATCTCCAAGCCAAGAGATGTTATAAAAGCTATAGATTGCAATCGTTCTGGGTTCAGGAGAAGAGTGGTGGATCTGCAGAAGGAGGGGTTTATTTACGATATTCTGGTGGACCGAAAAAGGATGAACAAGGAGTCATTCTTGAATAGCAAGAACCCTAAGCAGATAGATTTAGTCCCTGTGATAGTCGGTTCTGGGTTAACAGTTTTAGAAGCTATACTTGTTGCGGTGGCTCAAGTAGTTATAAGTTACGCTCTAATGGACCCCGGAACATTGGATGGTGGGGAGGCGACAGTGGGAAGCACCAAAGGCTCCTTACTTTTTCAAGGGGGGAATGCAAACATAGCGAGCCAAGGTAGCCCAATACCTATAGGTTACGGCAGGTTGAAGGTAGGCTCTCAGATAGTGCAAAGCTCTGTAAAATCCTTCCCACAATCCATAGAGTCGTCCAAGGTTATGACATCGAATCAATTAACCATTATTGATTCACCTGAGGCTGAAGTAAAATCTAATAAGGTGGACACTGCATAATGAAACATCTAGAAAAAAAAATAAATCTAAGAGGTGGTTTGTTCGGTAGTAAACCCAAAGTTAAACCAGCTACTTTAAGGCCACCTGCTATCGGGGATTTCCAATTTGCCTCTTCCTTTAGTTATGTGGAGAACCTAGATCTTATATCAGACGGGCCTATAGAGGGCTTGGTGAACAAAGAAGGCTCGCTGCTTGACCCCCAGAACTTGTCACAAGGTGTCTACTTAAACGGAACACCAGTTCAGGTTTCCAATAATTCCAAGGTGCTGGATGTAGAGATTGACTCCGATTTTAAAAAAATATCAAGTGGTGGATCTGAAATCTTTGATACGACTGCAGCGCTAGCTAGTAAATCCTTCTTTAACACCATAGAAAATGAAAGAGGGAGGAAAGGTGTATTTTTGCACCACGCATCCGATTACAGTAACAAAAAACCTGTGCAAAGGTTGTATAATGTTGTCCAAGGTTTGAGTACTTTCAGGTATTTGTCCACATCTCAATTCACTTCTGCAATAACAGGCAAAGGTGCATTGGTGACAAATGGCTATACACAAATACACGTATCTTCTGATGCTAACAATGATATAGCATTGGTTTTCGCCTCTAGACCTATCAGGTCTGAGAAAGAAGGTGAGGTTGTTAATCATAGGGCTTTCCAGTTTGGCGAAACTAGTTTTTCAAGTGTGGGTGAAGTTCAAAATGCAAGAAGCCAAGCCTTAAAAACCTTTGCAGATACAAACAGTAGAAAGCTGTTGTCAGATTTGTTGGATATCTGGGACGATGTAACAAACTACCCAGAGGGTCACCCGATGAGAGTATCCATAGATAGGGCTATGAGGATCAACTTTGGCCAGAATTGGCAGTCGCAAGCTTCAGAATCTAGTAGGGAACTTTATTTCCTTAAAAAGATTTTTGGCAAATTAAGAAGTTACGACAAAGGTGGGGCTATAGTTCTCTTTTCAGACGACTTCTCAATTCAAAGCAGCAGGACAATCACCCAATCTAGCGTTTCAATTCAACCTGCAAGTTCTACCACTTCAGAGAGTCCACTAGCTACAAGAAATAGGGTAGTTAACTTGCTTATCCCTGTTTTAGATTCTGGCGGTGTAACGAATGGAAGTGTTATAGGTATTTATGTTGTATTGACAGACGACACTGAATCTGACGATTTGCCAAAATCTTACAAGAATAAAGCTATTCAAGTCGGTGAGTCTGCAATGGATTTCTTTAAAAACTTAAACGGTTTTAAACTTTTCGAAAACCCAACTGACATTCTTGACCAGAACTCTACTGTAAAGTACAACTACTCTAACGTTTTAGTCGAAGAAAGGCTTGGTGAATCATCACAATTACCATTTCGTTATTTTAACGAAGTTTTTATTGATAAAAATATAAACGAAAGGCTTTATGGCCCTTACCGACTCAATGGGGAGGTGCAAAGGTTAAGGGTTCAGTCTGGAGATAAGCCAGAGGATTTAAAAAAAGATGATGCAGATTTTATGTTTTATACTTCTGATACTGACGGTGATCTACTGCCAGACTCAGAAGGTAGCAATGACAACCTAAGGGATGGAAAAGGCACTGCAAATAGAAGTTTTACAGATTGGAATTCAACTAATTCAGCCAATAACTTAGACGAAGAAGCAGTCTCTGTTACTCATGTGATCTACAACCCTAATGTAGAAGAGGTTTTTATAACATTGCAGGTTGATGCTCTATTTGACACTAACGAAAGAGATAGAAACCCTGAAAGTGATAAAGCTATAAAAGCTGGAGATAAAATACCAGCAGTTGTAAATTTTGAGATTGAAGTCGGGGTGATAAAAACAGATGGCACAGAAGTACCTAAAGATACTAGAAGGTACAGGATGGCTGCTGTTATAGAAGGGACCACCTTGATAGATATTGGGAATGCTCACTCGACAGGTCAATATTCAGACTTTGAGTATTTGCAATTAGTTGACGGGGGTAGTGTAGAGAACCCAGTCTCAGAACCATTTAAACTTCCACCTGTAAAGCAGGTTAACACGACAGACAGTATAGAAAGCGTGTCTGAGAAAAGATACGTAAGAGTAACCAAGTTATCTACTGAAACATTTTCCATATTAATAAGCAAAGATGTTTCCCTTTATAAGGTAACGGAAATATTAAAATGTAATTTGCGCTACCCTTACTCCGCTATAATAGGCACTAAGTTGGACTCAAGACAGTTTTCTAGCATACCGGAAAGAAGGTTTGATGCTAGGTTGAAAAGGGTATTGATCCCCAGTAATTACCACCCGACAAGAGACGACTCTTTAAAAACAGACAAGAGGTATCACGATAAAAAGACTGACTTAGATAGTTTGAGTCAAAATGATAAGTTGGTTTATGATGGTGATTGGAATGGAACTTTTGTAGAGGGCTGGACTGATAACCCAGCTTGGATAGTTTTTGACCTGTTAACAAACCCTAGGTATGGATTTGGGCAACATATTTCAGAGGACGAAGTTAACAAGTGGGAGTTGTATAAGATAGGTAGGTTTTGCGATGCTGTGGATAACGATGGAAATTTTGTTGGTGTACCGGACGGGAGGGGCGGCCTAGAACCTAGGTTTTCTTGTAATATATTATTCAATAATAATGAGAAAATTTATGATGCGGTGCAAACAATATCTAGTTTGTTCAGAGGTAAAACTTTTTTTAGAAGCGCAGAAGTTTCTTTCGCTGACGAAAGGGTGAAGGAACCTATAGCGTTATTTAATAACATAAATGTAAAAGACGGATTGTTTAACTACGCAAATTTAAGAAGGGACCAGCAGTTTAATACTGTCGAGGTTGGCTACTTAGACAGGTTTGAGGATTTTGTTCCAAAGATTGAGGTGGTAGAAGATGCTGAAGATATACGTAACAGAGGTGTTTTCAAAAATAGAATAGACGCCTTGGGTGTCACCTCTAAAGCTATGGCTAGGAGAATAGGCCAGCATCTTGTCTACAGGACCGTAAAGGAGAATCAAAAGGTTGCATTTAATACAGGGTTGGAAGCTTTGCTTTGCCAACCCGGAGATTTAATCATAGTGGAGGATGAATTAAAGAGTAACAAAACTAACTTTGGAAAAGTACTCAGTGTGGACTCAAGCAGTGAATACTTAAGGTTGAGTAGCCCGATTGATAGTTCTATACAGACAGGCTTATTGACTGTCTATATCCCAACAGGTGACAGCACAACTCAAGAGCTTTCAGATTTGGCGATCAGTGGCAGAGAGAGAGTAAAGGGTGCTTTTTCTATAACAGGAGACAATGCTATACCCGGACTAGATGACTATACTGGGTTTTATAACTTCTCTGGCTATTTAAGCGCTTACTCGCAAAGCGTTTTCGATAGTGAGGATGACGGTGAGTATATATTTGTAGATTACCCTGTGTATACAGGCACTGAGAACAAAAAGATCTATTATCATGTCGATGACCTAGACGGTCCAGACCCCTTAGGGAAGTGGATATTCGCATCAGGATCCCTGTTGGCCCATGAGACAGATTTAACCACTACGGCTTCAAAAAATGAATATGATTTTTACAGTAGGATAGTGAGTGGTTCTACGGATTTGGAACGAAACTACTCGTTGTTTACATTGAACAACAATGCACATTCAAAAGTTTATTACTACGATGGGTCGCTAAGCAATGGCTCTATATCAGGTGCTGATATATTTTCTGGTGTGGACAATTCGACTAACGGGGTGTCTATATCAGACATCACCATAGGTTCTAACCCTCAGATCTTAACACTTCAAGTTACAGGATTAGTAGGGAATGTAGCTGATGAGATAGGGTCTTATGTCAGTGGGGTGGATCTACCTGACTACCTACAGCATATAAAACTAGGGAGCCCTTATCGTTTTGAAATCAAAGAAGCTTCTGACTTTTTGTACAAAATAGATTCTATAAAAGAAGATACCCCCAATGACTACCTAGTGTCAGCTTCAAAATTTGACACAGGGAAGTACGAACTAATAGAAAACAATATTTCTTTCGAGCCAAAAGAGAACACTTACGCTTATCAAGTTCAAACCCAAGTGGGTGATGTGACATATGACACTTTGTCTTCTCCTCAAAATCTATCTTTGACGACAGGTTTGGGGACAAACGCCAACACTTTCTTTATAAGTGGTGATTGGGACCAAGTGACAAACAATAATGGGTACAATGCCATCTTGAATTATGCAAATGGGTCAGTATCAGAATCTTCTATAACACAGAACACAAACTCAGTTAAATTCGATAACATAGGGGTTATCGGGAAGTTCACTTTAAATGTGAAAACTATAGGAGATAATACAAACAACACAAGCAAGTTCTTTGATTCTGATTATAGCACCATAACATCATTCTTTCTTTACGATAACCTTTCAGTTTTAGACCGACCAGTTGTAACTAATATTACATTCTCATAACATGGATAACTTTTATACATATACTCCTTCTTCTTCAGAATTAAATACCGGGATGTTTGAGTTTGACTCTGTATATAGTGGGAACACTACAGATGTTACTCAAACTTCTAGTGGAAGCGGTGTCCATAATTATAGAGACTTAACATTAAACCTTCGGATTCAAGACAGGGATGGGCAAGAGGTAACGGACGCCAGAGACTTTCTAAAAAGTGCGTTTCTTACAGAAGCGAATATAAGTATACTAGAGCCAGACGGCACAGTGGCCTATGCTAATTACCAATCTGGTTACAAGCAGTCCAGTTTTACCTTTACTGAGCAGAACAACATAGATATCTTTGGTTTCTATGCCCCACATTTTGGTATAAAAACTGAGATTAAAGATAGGGACGATAATGTTACTACTAGTGAGTTTTATTTTTATGGTAATAGACCAAGAGTTTCATCTGTTACTGTCACAGATACAGCTACTGGACACAAGTTTACCTCTTCTTATGGTTCTGCATCTACCCAAGCATTGTCTGGGATTTCTGGGCAATTAAAAGTCGATTTTGATTTCTTTAACAGCCCAGAGTATACTAATTTCGATCATGTTGATATATACTGGGCTTCTACGGTGGGTTACTTTAACGACAACCCTTTGTCAGCGGACCATCTCGCAGCCACAAAAACCTTATCTCAAAACAAGAACCAAAGCGTGTTTTTGTATGAGGAGAATATACCTCAGTTCACAGGTAGTGATCTGTACCTAACGATAAAACCATACAGTACAATTGGTCTGGGTGATCAGTGGACAGTTGGCCCCTTCAAATTTCAGTATGCAGAGAAGCCCAATACAAATTATCTGACTGAGATATCTAGCGGTGACGTAACAGGAGCCTTAGGGTTTTTGCCTATAAGCGGGGGTTTGAATTTACAAGATGTTACTGAGGTTGGGGCCGAGACAACAGAAGATGTTACTTTTAAAGGTGGGCTCACTATAAATAACACAGACTCCTCTATAGTTTTTTACAACCCTGAAAACTCAGCAGAAAATGCTAAAATTGTAGCGTCCCATACTAGTAGTGAAAGCTCCTTGCTGTTTCAAGCGGACAAGTTCTTATTTAACGTTTCAGGGGCTTCAGACGAAGTCTCTATAGAAGGTAATACCATAGGCTCTTACGCTTCTGCAATCCTACTGGGGACAGCCAATACTGTGCATGGTGATTATGATGCTATCATAGCAGGAACACAGAACGTCATATCTGGGGATGGGACTTACTCATCTGATTTTGACTTTATTGGAGCAGGTTCCGGTAACAAGATTACAGGTTCTAGTTACTCTAGTATAGTCGGAGGAATAGGTAACTACATATACAAAGGCTCTAGCAACAGTTTCATCGGTGGAGGCACAGGCAACGTACTAGAAGCTTCTCCCAATAGTGTTATAGGTGGGGGCGTTAACAATTACATAGATAGCGCAGAGTCTGTACAGATATTTGGGTCTTATATAACTGGATCTACCCCTTTAGATGGCTATATTTATTTATCGGATAATCAAAACAGGTCAAAAATACCTGATGCGTCAGATACGCTATTTATAGATTTCGAAGGAGGAGTAGATGTAAAAACAGGAGACCTTACTGTAGCACAAGGCATAACGATGGGGGGTAATACAGTAGCCACTCAGTCGTGGGTCTCCTCTCAAAACTACTTGACTTCTGAAACTGACGATCAAACCCTTGACGAAGTCCTATCCCAAGGTAATACCTCTGCAAGCGGAATAACAGTAGGCGCTTCAACTATTAGTGGGTCTCTTGAGGTCTCAAACAATGACACAGGTATATCAGATATTTTTCATGTAGACGGTTTGAATGGCCGTTTATTCGGGGTAACTGATGAAGTTACCGGGACTGTATTTTCAGTCAACGATGCCGCTGGTCTTCCTATCGTAGAAGTGGAATCCACCTCTACATACGACAAGATCACAATGGGCGAGTATGGTAGTGATCTTATTGTTTTAAGTGGTCAGACTAGCGCACAACTAACTGGTTCTCAAATTGCTTCTCAGTCATGGGTTGGCCAACAAGGGTTTCTTACTTCTGAGACTGACGATCAAACTCTTGATGAAGTTCTTTCCCAAGGTAATACTTCTAATTTAGGCATCGATGTAGGGGCAATAACTGGGTCTGGTAATATATTTTTACAGGGAGATGCTCAACACGTTTTCTTTGGAGGCGCTAATACTTTTGTCGGTGAGTCCTCTAATAGTCAAAGGTTGCAATTAAGAGGGGGTGGCAGCACTAGTTCTGATACTGTTATTATAGATAACGATGCTAAGATGGGTTTCGGGACAACCCCTTCTTACGGATTACATTTAAAAACAAATCCTGATATATTCTTTGAAGGTAATATAGCCCAAAATGATTATTTATTTGATGGGGGTGGTGAGAATCTAACTGTTTTTAGAGACCCTGATAATACCAATAGGACATACTTAACTTTTGATAAAGATGATGAACTTTACGTTGGTCGTCAAGGGTCTGTTGATTTTATAGTTAATGGAACTAACCAGCTAAATACTCTGATACAAACAGATGCATCAGAAAACGATGTATTTTTCCCTGATGGCAAATACGGGTTTGGGTTTGAAGGTGTTGAGCCTTCCGCTTTAGTTCATGTAAGTGGTGATTCTTTCTTTGATGGTAATGTTGGCATAGGAACAATTAATCCAAGTGAGGAACTAGATGTTATAGGAGACGTAAAAGCTAACCGCTATATTATACAAGATGGAGCTTCCTCTATATCAAGAAATGGAAGTATTGCCCGTATATACTCAAATGCAGGAACTGATTTTTCAGTATGGCTTGGAGGTTTCCATGAGGCTTTATCTATAAGAAAGTCTGCTACAGATGGCCTTATAGGAATTAACGATACTACTCCATCTTATCAATTAGATGTAAACGGTACAGGTCATTTCGTTTATGACCTCTACGTTGATGAGGATATCACGATGGGCGGTAATATTGTCCTCACTGGGATTACCAGCGGCGACATCACTGGAGCGCTAGGTTACACCCCGCTCTCTTCTGAGACTGACGATCAAACTCTTCAAGAAATCCTTGATGCAACTCCTTCCGCTACAGGAACGATTAACGTTGACGTTTTCTCTGGGGTTACTGGTGTTCTTGATGTTATCCAAGCTACTGGAGATTTAACGCTTCGACCTTTAGGTTCTGATGGTAATGGGGGTAAATTAATTCTAGATGGAGATTCTTTTACTAGTGCGTTAAAGATTGAGAATTATGGTCAGATAGAATGGGGTGCATCAACTTATACATTTGGATTAAGTTCAACTTATTGGCAGTGGAAGAGTTGGTCTAAACCTATTGAAATTCAAGGTGGTGCTGGAACCGTTATGTATATCGGTACTCCAGCAGGTGATGGCAACGTTGGTATTGGGACAAGTAGTCCTAGCTCACCTTTACATATTGATGGCGGTACAACTTCTGAAGTTTTAAAGATAGAGGCTGATAATGACCCTTATCTTAGATTTGTTGAAAACGGCGCTAACAAAGGTTACATTCAATACACTAGTAATAGCGCTTACATTCAGAATAATAATGCTGCTGGCGCATTATACATTAGAATGGGGAGTACCAATACAGCCACTTTTAAAGGAGATGGTGACTTTTCTGTTGATACAGACACTTTATATGTAGACGCTGCCAATGACAGAATTGGCATCAATAATGCAGCACCCGCTTATGATCTAGACGTAAACGGTACAGGTCATTTCGCTTATGATCTCTACGTTGATGAGGATATCACGATGGGCGGTAATATTGTCCTCACTGGGATTACCAGCGGCGACATCACTGGAGCGCTAGGTTACACCCCGCTCTCTTCTGAGACTGACGATCAAACTCTTGATGAGGTTTTAACTCAAGGAAACGTCTCCTCTCAAGAGATGACCGTGGGTAAAGTTGAGGCTGAAGAGTTTATCGGTAATTTACGAGGAGCTGTTTCATTCACAGCTAATGCAGGAGAAGCTCTTACAAAAGGTGATGTTGTTTATATCTCTGGCGTGTCTGGTAACAAGACGGTGGTTGCTAAAGCTGACGCTGATGATTCTAATAAAATGCCAGCATTTGGTGTGGCAAATGAAACTGTCAATATTAACGCTGATGTCACTATTATTAACTTCGGCGCAATAAACAATCTTGATACAGATACTCCGAATTGGGATGAAGGTGATGAGCTTTATGTTAGTAATACTGCGGGGACTTTAAGTAAAACGGCTCCTTCTGGTGAAGGTTCTCAAATCCAGAAGATGGCAAAAGTCACAAAAAGACATGCATCTACTGGTTCTATTACCATCATGGGCGCAGGTCGAACCAATGCAGTCCCCAACCTGAATGAAGGTCGTTTATTTGTTGGTAATTCTAGCAATGAGGCTGTAGCAGATGATACTGCTTATGTTGATATTGCTAATAGTAGGGTTGGTATAGGAACAACCAGTCCTATCGAAGAGCTACACGTTGCTGGAAATGCTTTGATAACAGATGGGGTAATGCCAACTTTGGGCAACTATGCATTTGGGTTCGGTAGACACTCAGGTGGGCCAAGTGTTTACGGGGGAATGTATGGCAACGGTCTTAATAGATATTTAACCTTAAGAGGAGCCAACGGAATTAAATTTTTCGTGAATAACCACGCAGGTGACAGTGTATTTACTATAGACGGAGATCCGGGCAACGTTGGTATAGGGACAACTAGTCCCGATTCAAGACTACATGTAGTAGGTAGTGCAGATTCAGATGCAGCTTCTCTGGGGTCTGAAATAGTAGCATCTCAAACGGCTTCAGGAACGAACTGGTCGGGTAGTTCTATAGCCACAGGTTATACGCATACTGCTGGGAGTACGGATGTTTTACTAAGTACTTTAAATGCTACAACTAACAAGTTGTATAGGGTCGAGATAGAAACCACAAATGTCACAGCGGGTAGATTAGATAAGGTTAGTTTTGGTGGTATTGAGCAGACCGTATATATAAGCGGTAACACAACTCGGGTTTTATCTTTAAAAGCTATAAGTACTGGGCCTTTAACTTTTGAGTGTCAGAGTGCGTTTGTTGGAACAGTTACAGTTTCTTCAGTAAAAGAAATTGTAGCTTCAGATTCTCTATCTGTTCTTACAAACTCTGGGGGTTCTGGCAGGTTAGAAACTAGAGTTTTTTCTTCAACTGATTTCTTCTTAGGCGATTCCGCTGGTGAGAATAGAGTATCATCGGGTAACAATATAGGAATAGGAAATTTTGCTTTGCAAAGAATTGCCACAGAGGGTATTAACCTTGCGATAGGTAACAGATCTTTAAGTAATTTAGTAAATGGCGCATATAATGTAGCAATAGGTCATGATATTTTAGGAAATTACCAAAAGAGCGGTAACGTTTATAACATAGGGATAGGCAACAACGTCATGGACGGGAGTTCTATAACGGGCAATAGTAATATCATGATGGGCTTCTGGGCAGGAGCTGATATGACTTCCGCTAGTGGTAATCTAGGTATTGGATATGCTGTATTCGGGGATCTTACTAGTGGTAGTGCCAATCTATCTCTAGGTAATCATAGCTTAACGAATGCTACTTCAGGAGGTTCTAATGTAGCTTTAGGTAGTAGAGCTTTAAATTCATTAACTACAACATCTCAAAACATTGCGATAGGGTATCAAGCAGGTCGATATGCTATTGGGAATGCTGCAAATGAAACACCAAGTTCTTCTATTTATATAGGTTACAACACCAAAGCAGCAGCTAATGGAGAAACGAATCAAATTGTCATTGGGGCTAGCGCAGAAGGAATCGGTGCTAACACGGTCACTTTAGGTAACGACAGTGTTGTTACAACCGCTCTTAAAGGTAACGTCGGTATAGGAACAACTAGTCCTGATGCTCCACTCTCCGTAAAAGTAGGTTCGTCAACGACAGAAGCTAAAGTATTTGAGCTTCTCGCTAATGGTGGTCGAGCATTGTCCATCTTACAACCAGATAACGCTCAGTCAGCGGACCCTTGGACGTTTGCGACAAATAATAGTTATACGTTCAGAGTTGATGCCATCGATGCCCTGAATATTGACTATGCTGGCAACGTTGGTATAGGGATAACTGATCCTGACACGGAGCTAGAGGTTGGTGGCACAATTAAAGCCTCAACTCATTCGGATGCTATAGTCATAGGAAGCCCGACAACGGTTAAGTGGAAGATGGGTGTTTACGGTGCTAACGATTTACTTATTAGAGATCCTAATAACAACACTAAACTATCGATACTAGCAGACGGCAGCGTTGGTATAGGAACGACGAGTCCGTCAGAAAAACTTGATATTTTCGGAAATATATTAATTTCAGATACAGCTAACGATAAATATTTCGGTTCAAACGTGAACCTAATCCTTAACGCAGATGCAGACGGTAACAGCGGAGATGCGTATAGAAACATCATATTCCAGAATAGAGGTTCTGAAACAGCCCGTATTGATTCTTCTGGCAATGTTGGTATAGGAACAACGAGTCCGTCCTCTCGGTTGTCTGTCCAAGGCGAAGAGCAACATACTACATCAACAATTAGTTATGCTGATGCTTTATTAGATATTTATAATGATTGGGAAAGCAACACTAATGAGAAAGGGGCCATCTTAACGTTTAGTGATAATTATTATGATGGATCAAATTACCATAGAACCACCAGAGCTGCGATTAAAGGTGGCACAGATAATGTAGGCAATACTGCTGATGGTTTCTTAGGCTTCTATACAGATTCGGGAGGTGCTAATAGCGCAAACGAAAGAATGCGGATAGACCATGATGGTAACGTTGGTATAGGAACAACGAGTCCGACAGACAAACTTACCATTCAACAGACTACTGATGGGAGCGGTGTAAAAATTCTTGGATTTGACGATGAATCTGGTGAGAGTTTGCATCTTTCTATACAAAGTAGTGGTAATTCTCGACTAAATGCGACAAGATCTATTAATATTTATAGTGGTGACTCTTATGGAGGAGGTATTGGTAGCGGATCAATTACTGGGGTTACTTGGGATGCTTTTAACCAATTTAAGTTTACAGCAGAAAGTAACGCAAGGATTCCTTTATCAATTGAGGGTGCGGTTTCCCAAGTAGGAGATCTCTTTAATATTACTAGTAATGGTGGTAGTGCTGGTGATCTACTAACTGTTGATTCCGCTGGTAACGTCGGTATAGGAACAACAAATCCAATAGCGCCTTTGGACGTAGACGGAAATATCTACTCAAATGGTGCTTTGTTAGTAGATAGAATATTCTCTAGAGGAGGGTCAACAGATCTAAAACTGGATGCTAGGTCGGGCTACGGTGTAAATGTCAGAGGAAGCGGCAATGCATCAATAGCTTATTTTGATTATGACTCTGGTAGCGTTGGTATAGGAACAACGAGTCCATCTGAAAAATTAGACGTTCAAGGCAATGTTAAATTAACAGGGAATCTTAATGTTGGAGGTTATATTCATCCAAATGACGAAAATGGTAATTTACGTATATTTGGGGGCAATGACACAACAAACGATGCTCAAATATTGTTACATGGAAATGCTGATTCTTGGGGTTCATTAGAATTTAATTATGGGTATGACTCTACAAATAGCTTTTTAAAAATTAGCCAAGGCTCTAATGAGCATTTGCGTATAACAAACGGCGGTAAAGTTGGTATAGGGACAAATAGTCCTGACTATGAACTGCACGTTATTGGAACTGCTTCCTTCACTGACACAGTAGCGGGAGCCTACTTTGAGGAGAACGCATCTAACCCAGAATTAAAAGAGTTAGATACAGGAACGATTCTTACTATGGACGAAGAAGGCGAGATAGTTCCCTCTTGTAAGGCGAATGACACAATGGTCTTTGGAGCTTCTAAGAGGGGTTACAAGCAGCCGATTGTAATGGGAGCGGAACCTATTAAGATGACAGGGCCGATTAAGGTCGGAGACTTCATCACAACCTCTAGTAGATACGGTCACGGGATGAGGTCGGAAACAAAAGAAGTTGGAACAATTATAGCACAAGCTATGGAAAGTGGAGATGGAGACTCTTATAATATTAAAGCAATGATAAGAAAAATGTAATCATGGAAGCGATTTTAAAATACAATAAAAATACCCAAAAGGTGACAATAGAAGATGAGTGCTGTGACTACGTGATTTGTGATATTGCAGAAAATGATGATGAGGTTATTATTAGATTTGATCATGATATAAAACCAGAACTCTTACCAGAACTCTTCTTTGATCAACCAGAACCAATTGAATAATGTCTGCATATACTTCGACACAAACTGGGTTATGGAATGACTCTGCTACTTGGGGTGGTGGAGGCTACCCATCTACAGATGATACCGCTACAATTAATCATGAAGTGGTTTATAATCTTACGAGTAGTTCTTCTCCTTTCCATGGGGATGTAACAATCAACTATTCTAATGGGGGCGGCCACTTACGTCATTTGACAGGAACCCATATGAATATGAATGGAGTCCTAAGGGTGAATGGTGGCATCTACGAAATGGTTGATGATGTTACATTGGCTTTTACAGGCGACAACAGTCACGATCATGGTTTGTATATAGACAGTGATAATCATACTACATTTTTGGCTACAGGTACGACCCCCGTAGCTGAAACAAGAATGTCAACTAGTGGGGATGCTGGAGATCTTTATATACCAGTAGAAGATGCTTCAAGTTTCCAGACGGGAGATTGGATATCTGTGTTTTTTAGATATGGGGATTTAAAATCTAGGGAAGATTTCTTGAACGAAGTGAATTACCCTAGTGGAGTTTTACAAGGTGATGGGGTTCTCAATACAGGTCAGTATTCTGGAGCTGTATTCACTTCAAATGAAAATAGGTTACACAATGAAGGCTCTCGCAATGTGTCGGAAGGATTCATCATCCATGATATTGATTCAAACAATATTTATCCCCGTGATTTGGTTGGGCCTGAAGCCACCATTACAGCGGTCACATCTAATACTATAACAGTAGACAATGCAAAAGTATTTAGAGAAAGTCAACCAATTATTTTTGGTAATGGTTCTACTAGGACGGCTTCTACAATAACAAGTATAAATTATAGCATAAACAAGATTACTCTAGCGGATACCCTTTCTGATTCTAATGTTATCGGTGAAAAGGTTTATCTGGGCGGTTTAAAGATACACAAATACAAAAGAACTGTTGTAAGAACTGTAGGTAATCAAGTCGCTTCTGAAGCGGCGGCTAACGCCACAACAATTACATTGAATAATGTGGGAGATTATTCTGTCGGCGACAAGTTTTATGTAGAGCATACGGTAGAAGAGTATAGTGATTGGGCGACTGTACTCCCAAATGACTCTAACTCTTGGTTTCAAGATCCACAGATAAGGCATGAAATTACAGGGATTAATGGGAGTACCTTAACATTTAGTCCCGCTTTACCATACAAGGTTTATGCTGGAAGTTTTGCATATAAAGCTAACAGACCAATAACTATTAAAGGCGCTTCCGATGACCCTAGCGATGGAACTTGTAAACCTTATATATATGCAGTTAATAGTGGTTCAACTAGGACTCAAGGGTTAATGACCCGTTATAGCCGTAAACTATTAATGAAAGATGTCGAGGTTTTGGGTGTCGGGAATAGTAGTAGTAATTATCAGTTTTTTGTTAGAGGAGGTTGCAATGATGGATACTGGAGGTATAGTACTGTTATAGAAGGTGTTGTTTCGGATGGTATGGGTAACAATAATTTTTCGTATTTACGTCTTGATGGTAGTCATTATATGACTCATACTAATATTATTTCAGCGAATTCATATAGAACTTATTACGGAGGACGAGAAGGTTGTTCTTTGGTTAATTCCGTGGCTTTAAATGGTAGGAGAGCTGCGGATGGTGTTGGTACGCAAAACGTTGCAGGTAAGGTTGCTTATATTAGAGCCACAAGATGTCGTGAGAACTTTAGAATATATTCTAGGAGTATGGGTATGGCAATAGCGGCATACCAGATATATGCAGAAAATAGATACTATAATTATTGTTTTTTGAGTAGGAATTATATTCATCAATGTCATTTTAAAGGGGAGCATGGTTTAGTTAGAGATTTCCACAATGAATGTTATGCTTCTTACATTAAGTTTGATCATATAGCGCAATCTGGGAGTACTAATTCTCGTTATTTTTATAATGCATCTAGCGATAGGTTGGGTTATTACCATGCTTATGGTGGGACTTTATATGAAATGAATTACGAGATTGATAATGATGTTATGTTCCATGGGTTTATGATTAAAAACAACCTCAGAGAATCGGCTTTTGAAGCAAGCAATTCATGGGGTAATAATTATTATTACCCTACTGGAGATATGAGAGTTTTAATGTTAAGACCAAATGAAACAGTAAAAATAAAAGTAGCGGTTAAATTACATGAAAACAACCCAAATGTAAATTGGGCTGACAGACCTTACTTAATTTACTTTTTGGGTGGCCACCAATCAGGGCATAGAAATTCCGCAAGAGGTGTTCCTTATTTAAATATAACAGGCAGTGAGGCCATGGATCATGACTTTGATTTTGTGGGAGATGTGAGTAAGATGGGCAAAAATATACTATTTCCAGACCATAACTATGGATATGAAGGTTCTGAAAACTATGATAGTAGCGATATGGTAAATTCATTTTCAAGCAGACCACAGTTTGACTCTAAGACTCAATATGTAGAACAGACCCTAACAATCACAAATGAAGCTGCATTTACAAGATCTTGTACTTATGGGTTGTTAGCTATAAATTCTGATGCTTCTAGTTATGGTTTTTACTTTAAAGATATGGTCATAGCCAGAAGTCATTCTCAGACATTACTTGGTAAATTGGGGGATAAATTTAGAAGGCTCCTCCCTGCTTATGTTACCAAGGGAATATCAGCAACAAAGCAAAAGAAACGTATTGGTGGTGCAAGATTATAAATAAAAAGTGTAAATAAATACAATGGCGGCGACAGGACACAACATACTGACAACCAGTGATACTATATCATTCAGGGATCAAACTACAGGCTTAGCCTCAATATCCTATGATCATGCTACAGATAGCTTGAGTATAGCTCATGATGGAACTGGGGCGATTTCTTTTGGAGACACAGCATCAGATATATTCATTGGTGATGGGGTTAGTTCAGTAGATATTATCTATGAAGTCGATGGGGCTATCAAAGGAGATACTAGTGTGAATCTTACACTAGGCTCTTCTGATTCCAACCTTTTGATAGCTTCAGAAAATGCAACTATAACTGGTTCTCAAATTGCTTCTCAGTCATGGGTTGGCCAACAAGGGTTTCTTACTTCTGAGACTGACGATCAAACCTTAGATGAGGTTCTGACTCAAGGAGGTACTTCCACCCAAAGCATGAGAGTGGGGGATATAACAGGTAGCAATCTTACTCTTGATGATGATTCAAATATTTATGCAAATGGGTCAGGTTATTTAAGGTTAGGTAATAATTCTGGAGGTCAAATTTATGTAAGCGGTAATGCTGGTCAAAGCATTATTAGTCCTGTATCAAATGATCTGTATATACAAACTGAAAGAGATGGAGATGACATAATTTTCAAAGGTGGAGCGTCTGTCACAGAAATCATGAGGTTGGATGCTGACACGCAGAGGGTCGGTATAGGAACAACTAGCCCATCACAAAAACTAACAGTCGAAGGAAATATAGAACTGGGAACGGGTGGTTATATTTACGGAGATACCACAACGCCTAATCTTAGGTTAAGTAATGCTGCTGGTGCGCTTTTACAATACGGTACATCATCATTGCAAAACGGTGGTTCACTGCAATTTGTAACAGCTTCGGGTACGTTATTCAGAGTAAATAGCGGAGGTGGTGGTTATTTCAATGGCGGCAACGTTGGCATAGGTACAACCACTCCTTTATATAAATTAGAAGTAACTGGGCAGGTCCAAACCCACGAGAGGTTAAGAATTGGTTCAGGTGGGGATAACCAAGATGGAGAACTTAGAGCTAGAGTTATTAGACTCTCTAATGACACAGGTAACTCCACAGCTAAGATCTCTTCAACAGGTCAATATGGAAGAGATCTTATCTACCATGCACTTGATCACAATTTCCGCTATTACACTAGTACAAGGTTGAAGTTAAATCAAACCGAAGCTGTATTTAACGACGATGGTGCTGATGTAGACTTTAGAGTTGAGGGAAGTGGAGAAGCTAATGCTCTATTCGTAAGAGGTTCTGACGGTAATGTTGGTATAGGAGCTAATCCATATTCAAAACTCCATGTAGAAGGCAATACACCTATAATTCAAATACGAGAAACATCTGGTGCTGCTGAAGCTGGCATTTCAATTAACCATGCAGTATCAGGTAATCATGTTAACTTCTTTATTGGAACTTTGGACGGTAACGCTAGAAAGCTTACTATAGGAGGAACTATTACTAATGGTCATTCTACAGATACAGCCCAAGCAGCAGCTTCATTAATGCTTATTGATGAACAGACTGGCAACGTTGGTATAGGAACAACATCTCCGGGTTATAAATTAGAAATCGCTGATGATACTGATTCAACAGTCAATCTTTTACGCTTGAGGAATTCTGACACATCATATGCACAGTCATGGGATTTTAAACTCGATACATCTAAAGATTTGGTTATTACTGGTGGTAGTGGTAATGGTGGTGTACATATAGTTCCGGGTAATAGAGGATTCAAAGTAAGTGGTTCGGTAACTGCCACTAGTTTAGATATAAATGGTGAAGCTAATATATCAGATCATTTAGTTGTTAAGGGAACATCTTCATCACCACTTAGTAGTTTGTTTGCTGGTTCTTTAGTAGTTCAAGGGGTTGGTAATGAAGATCCTATTATAGCTGTAACAGATGCTAACACAGGGGGCGCTGCGGCTGGTGTATTTCATCAGTCATCTACAAGCCCCACTTTTCCTGCTCTTGTAATAAACGCTGCTTCTAGTGGTAGTGAGCAACCTTTAATCTCTGCTAGAACAAATGTTAGTAATACAACAGGGCTTGGTGGTACACAAGTTTTCGCTGTTGATGGAGACGGAGATGCAACTTTTGCAGGTTCTGTAACAGCTACATCACTTATTAAATCAGGGGGAAGCTCAAGCGAGTTCCTTAAAGCTGACGGTAGTGTAGATAGTAACACTTACATAAGTTCAGAAACCGTAACGAGTTTAGCATTAACTTCTGGTTCTTTGGTTTATACAAATGAAAGTGGTACAGCGAATAGTATTTCTTTAGCGGCTTACTTAGATGAAGATTCTAGATCGATTGCTTCTGGTTCTTTAAATAGCACATCTGGTATTGTTACATTTACAAGGGATGATTCGACTACGTTCACATTAGATCTTTCAGATCTTCTTGACGACACTAACCTTGTCACTTCGGTAGCAGGGAAGAGCGGCGTTGTAAGTTTAGTGAAAGGAGATGTTGGCTTAGGCAATGTAACAAATGAAAGTAAGGCTACGATGTTCTCTAGTCCAGCTCTTACAGGAAGTCCTACAGCCCCTACACCTTCTCTGAGTGACGACAACACGAATATAGCCACTACAGAGTATGTTAAAGGCCAAAATTACTTAACGTCATTCACAGAAGCAGACACTCTAGGGACTGTTGTTAGTAGAGGTGCAACGACTACTTCAGCTATAACACTTGGCCCTTCCGCAACAAATGGAGGGAGAATACTTTCTCAAACTTATAGTGGTAGTAGTAGGCTAGGAGTTCTGAGTTCTCATTACAGTAGCGGCAGTTTCCTTTTGGGTTTTGGAGCAGAAGGTAAGAGTGGAGCCAATGGCTATGTTTCTACGTATGATAATTTTAGTGGTGGGCATAATGTTTTGATACTTGCTAGCTCTACTTTAAGTTGGAGGGCTGATAGTTCCAATTCTCAAACAACTGTAGGCAACAGCCTAACTTTAAGTGAAAAGTTTAAAGTTGATAGATCTGGTGTTTTAACAATGGGTGATGGTTTTACTTCGACTAAAGGAAATACTGCTTATACACATACTTCAGATACAAATAACCCGCACAGCGTTACGAAAACCCAAGTTGGGTTAGGTAGTGTAACTAATGAAAGTAAGGCTACGATGTTCTCTAGTCCCACTTTTACAGGAGATGTAGGATTTGACCATAAAAAGGTTTATGGATTACAAAGAACTGTACCAACTACAGTAGATGATATAGTTGAAATAGGTAACACCAATTTAAGTTCTGGTGCTGGCCATATTTCAATGCAGGTGGTGGTTGCTAGTAGC